ATCATCATCGGTCTCGTCAAGCATCTGCTGAATACGTTTAGCTTGACCAGCATGCATTTCAGAGGCTTTCTCAAGCTCTCCAACAATGGTTTTAAGTTCTTCTTCGTGTTCTTTTGTGTGTGATTCGGCAAATAAGCGCCAATTTTCAAGAATCAGTTTCATTTTTAGACATCTCCAAAGCTTTCTCTAATAAATAGATCGGAATCTCACTATTGTCTATGTCTTTTATCTCTTCAATTCGGGACCATTTATAATCATCATGCTCTATTCTTCCTGTTTCTGGGTTCGGCATGCTAATATTTATCTCACCTCTCCACATTCGAGTTAGAAAATAATGCTTTTTTATCTTTGGAGTACCCAAATAAACCAAATTTTTTATTAAACATGTTAAATTGGTTTCTTCTTTTAGCTCTCTAATCGCGCCGTGTTCGATCGATAGGTCTTTGTCGTCGATATGACCCCCGGGAACAGTCCACTGACCCTCTCTTTCATCGATGTTTGAACGTCTTATAATAAGAAATCGCTGGTTGTCATCGAGGCAAACAACGATTCCGACCTCGGTAAGGTCTTCATCACACAAAATGTTTTCCCAAGGCATATCCTATCGACACGCTCTGGGTTTGTTTGGTATGCTATTACATAAAGCAGTTAATGCTAAATCAATATTTAAATTTTGTATCGGCGACACCCAAATCAGATTTTCTTGTACTTGTAGCGTTGGTCTACTCTCAACGTCGACAGCCCATAATACCCCTATAATTTTTCCCTCATTGTCGTAAATGACTGATCCGCTGCATCCAAACCATCCATAGGTTTGTAGGATGATCTGCTGACCCGCTTCGGGGTGAGTCTCAAAGCCGGCAACATGCCCCCTGAAACTTAGGAGGCTGTGCCAGGATGGATATCCAGAGTATGTGATAGTTTGACCCACACCGATTAGCTCGTCTCGCGGCCGCCAACTCATGGGATTTGAGTTGGCAAGTTCCTCCGGCAGATATAAAAGAGACATATCATGCAACGGATCTTTATATATTAAAACTGCCATTCTCTGCTCAGTCTCGGTTATAATCAAATATGCTTCACCAAGCGCGCCATTAGCCACGTGATGAGCTGTTAATACAAGATGTGTGCCCTTATAATTAACAAGACCCCCTGTACCATGTCCACTCTCTGTGACAACTCTGACAGAAGCGCTTCTGACCCTAGCTTCAACCCTACTAAGTGAATTACTTATTTGTGTTGTTACGTGTGGATTATTGGTCTGGGTTGCAGTTTCTGGCGTAGCGTACGCTATAGCGGATATTGCCATGGCCATGACGGCAAATAATACTTTTTTCATTTCTCTTCTCCTTTAAAAATTAGAAATCGAGTACTCAATAAAGCAATATTAATAATTGACAGATAAGCCAAGCTCGTTACACCACTCCAAACGCCTACAATAAAAATCCCGACATTTATAATTATAGCAGCCCGGCATAGAGATGTAATTAAATTGTGCAAGTGAGTCACCCTACATTTAATTAGCGGCGTCGGTGGCAATCTGAAATAATTTCCGCTCGAGACACTGGGATTGGCACGATGCTTTCTGTTTTTAATATGTATATATTAACTTCCGGAAATATCTTTAATTGCTGCTGATGCGTCTCGTTAACGTCACTGACAACTATCCCGCACAACGCTGTGTTGTAGTCTACATCATCTCCAAATTCCCCAGATTCATGATGATGAATTATTACTAAATCTCCCTTTCGCGGGTGTAAAGAACTCACTCTATATTTATTTTGTCGTTCATCCAACGGATCGCTTCCCCGTGTGACTCGAACATATCAGACAATCCTTCAATATAATTATTAGTTGCGGCTTCTAAGGCTGCCCACTGCCATTTCCAATTAGTCTTTTTTGAATAAATCAACCCTCCGCCAATGCTTCTTTTTGAGTTGATTTTCTTTTTTTGAATTATAGTAGCCAAAACCTGGTTTCTAGCTTTTACATAACGCTGTTCGTCAGTAACCTCGATACGTTCTTGGGCAGACTCCGCATCGACTATTTTAAAATCGAATTTTTTTATTCTTTCCCCGTGTTCTTCGATTAAATGATCGATTTCAAATTGATCAAACTGAGTAGTAGCGTCTGCTTGATCTCCCTTATAGGTGAAAGTATATATGGGAGCTTTCGCTCTCTTCCCACTTTTAAATAGTTTGTAGACATTCCAATTAGAACTCATGTTCGTCTCCTTTAGCTGAATAGTGTGTTAACATACCAACCACAATTGAAAGCTTCATGCCTTCTTCCTCAATAATAGTTGATAAAGGAACATTTGTTGGATCCCCCGCGTAACGATCAATGTTCTTAATCCATCTAACATGCCAAAAATACATGTCATCATAAATTATATCAATACGTCTTTCACGTTCAATCAATAATGCGACGAATCCAGTAGACTCATCGACTACCAAATCTCCTACTCTTAGTATAACACCTTCTAACGCCATTTGCAAGTTTTGCATTAAATTATTCTCATGTTTTTATTATAAACGTGCCAGTGCGTATTAAGTTAAGCAACCCGTTTTCGGTGTATGGCTGATATCTGCTAATAGGTCCATCAGCAGTTGGGTTAGGACCGGTCCAATATAAATCCCACGCCCACAAATTAATTAAGTGAACGCCGCTACTATCGAGCAAGTCTTCAAACAAGCTATAGCGGGAAACCAGTAAACCAACATCCCCAGTGGCAACGTCAATGACGATATCGCCTATTTTTAAATTAATATCCACATAAGTATATAGAAGATATTTATCTTGGAATCGACTGTCTAATACGTTGTGCATGCACACACGCCAAAATATGGTCCTCAATTGATCGATCAGGTGAAAGATCAGTATTAATTACGCACACGTTATTAGGCAGGATAAGTGCAGGAATTGGTGATCTTGCCGCGCTTGGGGCACCCTCGAGGGGCGCAGCATGAGTATAAGACGGTTGGTTATACACATCGATTCCATGCCCGGTTATTCGCGCCAAATTTTTGCCGCCAGAATTTCCTGTTTCAACCGCAGGACTACCGGTTATAGACGCAGTTTCATGAGTACTTGCTGCCCAAACACCGCATGCCGATAACGTTATAAAAGTGATTAAATATTTCATGGAAGTACCCTATGTCTAAGACCGCAATAAGTAGCTACTTATTTGTTAATAATCCTATAATGACCACTGTTTTCCCAGCGCACCCAAACACCCTTGCCGAGTTTTGGGTACTGCACATACATCATACCGGTCTCTTCGTCGATTTGGCGTACGAAACCCAATGACCGATCGGTTCTCCAAGCATCTTTAATCCACGAGCCAACACCGGCCGGCGCGTTAATGTGGGGCATATTGAACACTTAAACCTTAATTCGATCGATGATATATGGATGGTGGAAAGAAAGGTCTTTGTACAGTTTCTTGATGACCTTCTTAGCAATTTCACCGATGTCTGCTTTGGTGTCCTTAGATTTAAGGGCAGCCGCAAGCTCATCCGCAAGAACGCTCTTAAGTTCGCGCTTAAGGCGTTTATCCAATTCCGTACCGATCATCTTCTTAAGTTCAGATTTGTCATCAGCAGAAAGCTTTTCGTTAATGAGAACAACGATAGATTGTTTAGAAACATGCATACTGTAAATAGTCCACTTTATACATTATACCCCAGTTCACCGGGAATTGCAACATGTTTCGAAACTAATTCATCTTTAACCTAACACAGCTGCAGCTTCGGTAAGCATTGCGGGTACATGCTGAAGAATTTCATAGGAATCCTTATAACCCCAGGCTAGCCCTAGCCGCGCTTTCGCATGCGTTTTCTACCGTAATTAAATGATCGCCATTATACATGCCGCTCGAGCTGCCGGCTGCTAGCGGGTGATTCGTCCATACCACCATATATTCCCGGTTTGCATATGCCTTTACTATAATGCCCACGTAACGCCCTGTGTCCGGCGCGCGACGCGGCATGGTGATTGAGTACCTAAACTCCGGCGCGATCGTCACTAAGTCACCACGAGCGAATTCGCGGCGTGTGGTGGTAGTCCACCGCGGCGGCTTAAACGTGTCGATCGATCCACTGTACATACCTATTGTATAGGTCCGTAGAAGTATATCTCCACTTTTCCGTCAGTGCGCCTCTCACAGTAGCCCTCCCAATCGCAAAACGTCACAGTGTGCATGGAATCCAATTGGAATACGCGGCTTGATGTCTGCGCATATTCACAATGAGCGAACCCGAAGCCGGTATACCCGCACGACCACCTGATACTGCCTCCACATTTGGGGCATATGTACTTCGCGTACCCGGGTGGATTAATAGTTTGCTTGCCGTCACTCATGTACTATATATGCGGCAATTGGGTAAATTTTAGGCGGGGGTTTTTAAAACACATAATCTCGGATATTTTTCAGCCATACCGCGCAGGGGCTAAGCCAGCCGTCGCCCAACGCACCGCGGCCGAGACATACATTCCGGGTAGGGGGGAGGGGGCCCCCCCTTTTAACAGCATTTTGACAGCAGTCAAATAAGTGTTAAATGTGTGACTGTCACAGTGATTGTCAAGTATATGTTAAATGTATCATGCATTGTTGTCAAGTATATGTTAAATGTGTTAATACATTGTCGCATCAGACTTGTTATCGTCTCTACTATACCTGAACACTAATAACCCAGCTTGTAAGTAGATTATCAGGGCGATGGGTGTCCATATCATTAGCTGCTGGCTTTTAAGTATTATATTATGTACTCTCGGATGCTTTTCCCGCGCCCGTCGCATGCGCTGTCGAATCTGTCGCATATATTCCTCTCTCTTTAAGGTAAACGTTAACTAAGTGTGCGATATCGTTAGCTATTTTAATTAATGTATCGCCGGCATTGTATACAGATGCGACGGCATGCAACTGTATTCGTGTCGCATTTGTAGCAAGTGTTTGTATACAATAACATTTAATGATTCTAATACGTTACGCCAGCATGTGACGCGCGGATTACCTGGCAAAGTTTAACGCACCCCCACCGCATGCTGTCGCACCACCGGCGCATAACGCAGGTTGCACCTACATTATCATGACACATGCGCGCGCATACGTCGAGCATGCGGCGGTATGTCAAAAGAATGTCAAAAGAATAGTGCTTGACAGCGTGTGGCCGTATAGGTATAAAGCCCTAACGCAGATTCAGCGTAGTTATAAAACATTATATAAGCACATGCCAACACATTAAACCACTGCTAACCACTTTGATCCACCTACTGACACTTATATACTTTGTGCAATACTACCCACAGTGGCTATAACAGTGTTGGACACATTAACTACTACTGGTATAATAGCGTCCTTGTTCTGGTACAGATATATGATACCTGCAATCATAAGAATATTTTGTATAAGTCTCGTCATCATTCTACTCCGTCATCACCAATGGCTTCAACCGGGCAAGATCCCAGTGCGTTATAACATTCTTCAAGTTCTTTCTCGTTTTGAGGTTGTTTGAAACATATATCATGTGTGTTGGCATCGCTAATGCGAAAGTTGTCGGGTGCCTCATCAGTGCAGGCAGAGCACAAGATGCACTCAGAATCAACATAGAAACTAATCTTCTTACCATCGAACTCAACCACTTCCATATTATTGTCTCTATACTTATCTCCGGGATCAGCCATCACTTATTACCTCGATGCTCAGAGGATGGGCATACATTCTAAAATCACTTTTAATCGACTGTACGAGCACGACTCGATTATAATCATCTTCTTTGATCTCGATGATAAGACCGATCATAGGATCAAGTCCACCTGCGCGCTTCACACTTACTATGTTACCGACTTTCATTATTTTACTTTCCTTGCTTTCATTAACATACGTTCTTCTGCAAATATAGTCTCAGCCTTGCCGATTGGGAGCAGCTTATATATCTTCGATCCCTTGGCTGCTGAGACAATAGGGCTAGCATTGACCGCCACAACGATGCAGGGCTTACCGCCTGTTGAACGCTTAAGCGGGTAGTTACCAGCACGTGGAAGGACGTATGATCCAACTGGATACTTTGCCTCCGCGTAATGCTCGCGCAATACCTTCTGCGCGTACTTGTTTTTAGTCAGCTTATTAAACTCTGAATAAGTCGGAACGAAATCCTTATCGTCGAGGATCTTTGCAACGACGGCGCGAAAATATCCAGTCGGGCGATAATAGTTAGCGATCACGACCGCGTTGTCTCGCATGCTATCATTATTATTCTTATAGCTCGCGACGAAAACACTGCGCGCGTCGATGGCTTCATCATTATGCTCACCCTCGATCTTAACCAGAATCTCGGTCTGTCTCGCCGAAAGCTCGCGCCCGCCCATGATCTGACCTTGCAAGCTCTCGACAAACGTCGTTGCCCATGATGCCGGCTCTGTACGCTCGCTGAGCGTCTGCAAGCGCGTTAGCATATCAGCGCCCGCTTCAGCGTTGGCGGCGACGTTCAGAGGGCTGTAACGGTCTTCTAATGTCTTGACCCACGCGACACGGCCGGCGGTCAACGATCCCTTACGCTCATAATAGTTTAGAAGACTCTCGGCGAAGCCCCGATCTCGCGGGGAGATCGCAGGGTTAGCGGTGAGGTCTTGGAGGCGGTGGCGATAGGTTCGGCGAGGCATGTGAAAGCTCCTTCATTAACTTACTCAGTAAGTATACCAGAAATGACCTTAAAGGTCAAGAGATTGATGTTAAGAGAATGTTAAGACTTGATTAGGCGCGGTTACTTTCGGCATCGAGTTCGGCGATATCCTTCGCAACGTCTGCCTTCGTCATCTTTCGAGTTTTAAGGAGTTTACTAGCAGCGCGATCAAGTTTACCCCAGCGCCGCGATCCTTCTGGGTGCTCACAAAGGTGCAGGTGCTCGATTCCAAGATTGCGGAAGCGCCGAAGGCTGTTTTCTGCTGTGGATCGCGCGTCGGGCTTAGTGATGGGCGCCTCATTCCATACGAATGCTCCGTTCTCATTAACGCCGACAGTGGTTTGACTGATATAATATTTCATCATGATTGCTCTCCTGCTTCTTTCTCAGCGGCTTCTTTCTCAAGTTCGGCGAGATCGCCGGCAACATCCGCCATCGTCATTTTGCGGGTCTTGGTGCGCTTAGTCTGCGCGCGGTCAAGCTGACCCCAGCGGCGAGAGTTAGCAGGATGCTCGCTAACGTGCAGATCCGTGATACCCAGCGCCTTCATGCGGCGGAACATCTCGCGCGTAGGCTTGACATCATCAGGCTTGGTCAAGACGGTTTCGTAACCGTCGATCTTGCCTGAGTCATTGATAAAAACGTGAGTGCGAGAAACGTAAAACTTCATTGATATATCTCCTTACTTGATATGCTACCATTATACCAGAAAAAC